TATTACCGCGACAGTATTGTCAGAAAACGAAAAAGGCGAAGCGGTAGCAACGAAGGAGATAATGACTAAAAAATTCCACATACCGGTTCCGATTGATAAGGACTATAATAAATTCATGGGTGTCTTTTTTGGGCACCTTGAAGGAGCAATACTAGAATCAACACAAAAAGCATATAAAGAGGAAGAATGATGGAGAGCTTTATTTTTGAACAAAAACCAAACAGAAAAGAAGTCCTAGATTCTGCTTATTACACATTAACCGGTCAAGAAGACTATACTGACGAAAGCGGAAATCCAAGAATTTCTTCAGAATCAAGAATGAGCCACGTTTTTGCCAAAAGAGTCGTCCGAGATGGAGGCACAGCAAAATACTCAATAAAGCTAGGACTTGACAACAAGTTCATGAATCCTGCTTCAATCTATGACAACTACAATAGGGGATCAACTTTTCTTGATAATGTTTGCAGAGCAAATGACAAATTTGTAGATGTGAATAAAAAAGTTTTTGATATGTATCTGAAATTTTTACAAACAAAAAATCTATCCTGGTTTTATAATGCAGAAAGGGAAATGTTTTAATGAGCAAGTTAACTAAAAGCAACGAATACGCTATTCAATGGCTACATCAACAGGGAACGTCTGTTGAGGATATTGCAGCCGATTTGGAATTACCCTTGACACAGATCAAGAGGTATGTTAAAACAAAACTTCCTCCGGTAGAACCAAAGGTAGAAACGCAGGCGGAATCCCCTCCAGAAGTTCCACAGGTCAAGAAAACATCAAAAGATTTTATGATCACCAAGACCTCTGCAAAAGGAAATAACAGCGTTGCAATTATGACCAAGGAAGCTTCGGAGATGAATGACGAAGCAAGAAGAAAATACACTGCGAACAAGAATAACAAAACAGGAATTTTCAGACCTCTAGACAAATGAGTAAAAACACATACCCTTCCAGATATTCAAATGGAAAAACGGTATCGGCAGCGCAGTATATCACAGAATTAATATGTGAGAAGAAAGCAAAGTATTCAAAACTTGATTTGCATTACAGATTCTGGTTAAGTCCAGAATGGGAAAAATACTACAAGAACCAAATCGGTACAGCACACCAGATGCTGAAAAAGTTTAACCCAAAAGCAATAATCAAGGCTCTAAACGATACTAGATCAGACAGGATCTACTCATTACGCGCTCCGCACCTGCTTCCTATTATAGAGCAGTATGAGAAAATTGTTGCGAACGAAAACACAGAAATGAGCAAAACAATTGAGAGAAAAGAAACTCATACATACAGAAAAGAAACCAAGAAGAAAAACCTCCTATCAAAACTAAAGGATCTTGACGATGAGTAGTATTACTGCAGATATCACAAAAAAATTTGGTGACAATATTATTTTGACAGGCAATTCTATTATTGATACCAATAATATCATCATTCCTGTTGGACCTGTTGTTGATATCCTTTTAGGCGGAGGTATTCCGGAAGGAAGTTTCGTAATTTTAACAGGACAGCCAAAATGTGGGAAAACAACCACATCTCTACACTTTGCTGCAACTGCACAAAATCCGAAATATGGGTACGGACCATTCAAAGATGGTAGAGAGGTCTACTACCTCAACATAGAAGGACGATTAAAAAAGAGAGATCTACAGGGCATCCCTCATTTAAATACAGACAAATTCAACGTTATCGGTTCGCAGCAAGGGAAGATTCTACACGCTGAAGAATATTTGCAAATCGCAGAAAAACTCATCAATGAAGTTCCTGGCTCTGTTGTGATTATTGATTCGTATTCAGCTTTATGTACGGAAGCAGAAATTACTAGCGATATGAATAAGATGCAGAGAGCGGACGGAGCCAAACTACTTGCTAAGTTTTGTAGAAAGGTGGCTAATGTTATTCCTGTTAATAAAAATATTGTTATTGGTATTACTCATCTAATGGGTAATCCTACTGGATATGGAGCAGAATTTAAGGAGAAGTCTGGTCAAGCCGTAGCTTATCAAACCGATATTAAACTCAGAGCTAAGAAGCATAGTCCTTGGACCGTGGGAAGCGATACTTCCCCAATAGGACAAGAAGTAGAATGGAAGGTAGAATGCTCTGCAATAGGCCCTCCTGGCGCAAGTATGACAAGTTACATTAGATATGGATACGGTATTGACAAAGAAACTGAAATCGTGCAGTTGGCTTCTGATGTTGGTATTATCAGTAAGGGTGGTGCATGGTACACTCTTTCGTTCTTGGAAGATAAACCTAAATTCCAGGGAGTAGAAAAAGTGCGACAGTATCTTGTAGACAATCCTCAGGTATACGAAGAACTTGTTTCAAGCGTTAAGGACATTATGGGTGTAAAATAATGCAAATCGTAGATCTAGATGGCAACTATCACAATTGGCTCTTGACAGGGAACATGGCGTATGGTACAACTACCAATAAGTCGGACCTGCATTTGAGAGCTAGAGATGTGCTGATCAACAAGTATCCAACTTTGCAGGTTTTAGAAGAAGTTAGTATTCCACTGAAAAAAGGCGTGACCTTGTATATGGATTTTTATCTTCCTCTAAAAAAGACTTGCTATGAGGTTCACGGAGAACAGCATTACAAATTTATTCAATTTTATCATAGTAATATGCTTAGCTTTTTAAGAGCAAAGAAAAGAGACAGGGAAAAGCAGGAATGGTGTGAAATTAATGGTATCAAGTATGTCGTATTGCCTTTTGATAAGACTGATGAAGAATGGAGAGCGATTGTAGATGAACACTAAGCAAGAGGTTGAGACTTGGGATAAGGTGTTGGACGATTATGAAAAAGGTATTGGCCTTCCTTCATATTCCACAGACTCTATTTCTGAAGCAGAGCTCCAGGAATATTTAAGTATGAATAGGAACGTTATTGAGAAGTTGAGTCCAGAAGATTGTGCCCAGATCTCCATGAGATTAGGACAGTTTGCTTTCCATGTTCAGAGGACTCTAAATAGAGAAATTGCTAGGCACAACTGGGCGGAAGAAACAATCAAAGAAACTATTGCTTTTGACATCAATAACTATAAAGGTTATGGATATGCAGAAAAAAGTTATCAAGCAATAGCATCAAACGATAAGGCTCAGGCCTTAAACAAGATTAAAAAGTATGCAAAGCAACGTATGGATAGGTTGGGGTATTTAGCAAACAATCTAAAAAATCTGTCCGATATTTTATTGTCCATTCAAAGGAATAAGGTGAAAAATGGCGCTTGAAAAAGAAGATATCATGGCATTAATAGCCATACTCCAAAAAGGACTGCAAGACGAACCAGATGCCTCCACAACCAAAGCCGTACAAGAAGACAGAGAAGAACCAGAAGAAGAAACCCAATTCAATACCAAGATCAGAACCAAAGGAGGATCTCGTAAAAGATCCAAGAACAAATATGTAAACAAATTTGAGAAAATGTCAGAGTTCGCTCTGCACAAAGAGGACAACAAGCTTCAAGAAAAATTATCAACCCTACCTCCAGTCGCCAGACAAAGAGAAGAAAAAGCACAGATAGAAGTTACTTGTAGAGTTTGTGGTAAAAGAGAAAAGATTTCTCCTTCTTTAATTTTTGATCATGTTTCAAGATACAAATGCAATAATTGTTGTACACAGGCAGGCTAATTAAAAATGATACTATGTGACCCATCGGCAGAACGAGCAGTATTGAGCGGCATTCTTCAGTATGGTGAAGATGCTTTTTTGGATGTAACTGATATAATCACAGAGACTACATTTACTATAGATAGCAATCAATTTATCTATAGGTGCTTAAAGTATATTTGTGAAAAGAATAGCAAGCCGAAGATAGATTTGGCTACAGTATATTCTGCAGCGCAGGAACTTGAGCTAAGTCATATTTTAAACAAAAAAGAGGAAGCGCAACACCTTAAAGCTATTTTTGATTTCCCTGTAAATCTTGACAATATCAGAAAGTTTGCAGGCAAGATTAGGAAACTAGAAATAGCCAGGGCTCTACACAAAGAGCTTGATGTAGTCAAGGATAAACTGTTAGATATCAATGGAAGCGAGCCAATTTCATCTATTCTAGGATTGGCGGAAGATAGCGTATTCAATTTTGCTTCAACGATCAATAATGACTCAGAAGCCGCTCCGTCTCTGATGGGAGAAGGAATAGAAGAATACATAGAGTATCTACAAGAAAATATTGTTGATCAAATCGGCATACCAACAGGATTCCCCGCTTATGACCAAGCGATTGGCGGAGGACTCAGAAAAGGAACTGTTAATGTAATCGGAGCCAGACCAAAAACAGGTAAAACCTTATTGTCAGACAATATGGGCAGGAATGTAGCCAAACTTGGGATTCCTGTTCTCAACATGGATACAGAAATGAGCAAGAAGGATCATATCCATAGATTGCTTGCTATGGCTAGTGAGATTGAAATTAACAAGATTGAAACAGGAAGGTTTTCTGAATCTCCTATCAGCAAAAGTAAGATCGTTGAAGCGGCAAAAGAACTAAAGAGTCTACCGCTACATCACAAGATTATTGCTGGCAAGCCATTTGAAGAACAGCTTGCTATTATGAGAAGGTGGCTGGTCAAGGAGGTTGGACTTAATGATGATGGAACAGCAAAAGATTGTGTGATCTTTTATGATTATCTTAAGTTGATGGATACATCAGGAATGGATAAAGATCTAAAGGAATATCAGCTTTTAGGCTTTATGATGACAAGTCTCCATAACTTTGCTGTTAAATATCAAGTTCCTATTATGGCTTTTATCCAGCTCAATAGAGACGGGATTACAAAAGAATCAACGGATTCTGCTAGCGGCTCAGATAGAATTATCTGGCTTTGTAGCAACTTCAGTATTTTTAAGAGGAAATCTGATGAAGAAATTGCTGAAGACGGCAGCGAATCTGGAAACAGAAAACTGATACCTCTTATCAGTAGACATGGCGGTGGATTGGATGACAACGATTATATCAATTGTCATATGAAAGGTTGGTGTGCGAAGATAGTGGAAGGCAAAACAAAGCTTGAAGCTATGAACAATTCAAAAAATGGAGAAGATGGGTTTATTTTAGATGATAACGAAAACAATGAAAACACACAAATCCCGTTCCTATGATCAGTCAGAGCTGAAGTATCTCTCTGATAATGTATGTGATCAGATAGAAGATCTTTTGCAGGCATTGGACATACATGAGTATAAAATGCTTGACAAAATGGTCATTATGAGCTGTCCTATACATGGAGGAGATAACGCTTCAGCCCTTAATCTGTATCATCAGGGGGACAACTACAGAGGCAATTGGAAGTGCAGAACTCATCAATGCGAAGAAATTTTCAAGTCTTCCATTATAGGTTTTGTCAGGGGTTGTTTGTCCAGAAATAAATACGAATGGACGAAGAACGGGGATGATGTTGTTTCTTTTAAGGATGCTCTCGCTTTTTGCAAGCAGTTCGCAAAGAATGGTGGTGGATATAAAAAAATC